GGTGGAGCAGGGCGTAATACATATCACGCCCTGCTGCGAACATGCGAGCGTGTTGCTCTGCCAGTCCGCTTACTTGTCGTTCTGCTTCCAACCTTGAATCGCTTTTCATTTATTCCTCCTTTTTTTCTTTTTGTCGCTCTATGCGCCGGACCTCTTTTTCCACGGCCGCAATCGTCAAGTTGTTGATGGATCTAATATGCCCGTCGATTTCGAGCATTTTCAGCCGGCGCCAGAGATTCTCTGGATAACGGATGCTGAGTTTTTTGATTTCTTCGTCTGCTGCCACGCTGCACGCTCCTTTTTGCAGGGCCCGGCCGGTTTTGGTGCCGGCCGGGTCGGTTGGTGTTATGGCGCTATAATGTCACGCCGCCTTGTGGATTTCAACCTGATATCGATCTGCAATATCCTTTGCAACCGCCCAGGTCTTGGTATTTTGCTTGGCGTACCAGAATGCCCGCTTCCGGTGGAAGCGAAAACCATTGGCTTTCAGGATAGCGCGGATCCCGGGGCTGGGCTTTTCTGAGAACCAAATTTCAATACCGTTTTTCTCCGGGTTTTCCAGGACCTGGACTTCGCCCTGGGGATCGTTGTTGTCTTCGGAGGCCTGCTCTGGTGTCTGATAATAAGATTTTTCCTCGGCAATGGTGCGGATCTGTTTTTCCGTCTCCCGGTCTGTGGCCAGCCTATAGGCGCCGTTTGCATCCTCCTCCACGGCCTCGGGCCGGCCGGCCTCGGCTGCGGCCTGTTTCATGGCGGCTGCAGACAGGCTGCGCTCTGCGGTTACGTACTTGCTGCCGCCGAACGTGTTGGTCCAGACATCCCAGTAATCATCCACGTACATATCCTGCATGCCGTCAAAGTGCCCTCGCTGGTATTTATTGGTGAGCTTTTCCACCTGGTCGCGGGTGGGCCCGTCGGTCCAGCGGATGTCAATGGCATCGCCCATGGAAAACGACTTGCTGCGCACGGAGAATTCCTGGCCCGGCCAGGTCTTTTTGAGCTCGGTGCGAATATTTGTCGCGGCCACGGCATAATCGGATTTTGACCTGTCGTGCCGCTGCAGGTGCGGATACTGCTGGATTACCCCCTGCTGCTGTTCAAAGAATTTGCGTTGCTTTTCTGCCCGCTCGGCCTTGCGGCGGGTGGCGGCATCGTTGGACTGGCGGGCCTGTTCTTTTTGCTGGTCCGGGGTCTGCCGTTTGTCGTCCACAGGCACGTGCCGGTTGAAAATATCGTCAATGCGGGCCTGGATTTCCGGCCAGTCTGACTCCGTGATCGGGTCCGGCAGGTTTTTGGCCATAAAGTGCGCAAGCTCGCGCTCAAAGCCGGTCTCGTCTGCCAGGGTGCCTGGTGGGGATAAAGGCATGTAATAGGTGCTGCTTCGCTCCGCGTCGCCGCCCTTGATGCCGGTCAGCTCCCGGCGGTGCCGGCGGATGTCTGTAAGCGAGGTTATCCGTTGCATCATCTTTTTGGCCACGTCCTTTTTTGCCTTGATGTTGATCTCTTTTCCGTTGACATGATACGTGTGGGTTCGTAAACTCATAAATGCCTCCTCCTTTGGTTTCGGGGTCGTGGTGTCTCCTTCAAAGTTTGGGGGTGCCCGGCGCCGGGCTCTTTCCCGGCGCCGGGTTTTACCATTGCGGCTCGCGAAAATCCGTGGTGTTAAAATCCTGCATGAGCACTTCGTAGACAGCGCCCTGGACTGCTTCGTATGTGGTTTTGCATTTGTGCAGGACCTTGTCGTTGTCAGGATTTGTTTGATCCCAGTATTCCACGCAATGACAGGGGATTCTCGGGATTTCTTCATCGAAAGTGGTAAGATTTTCATCGTCTACCATTTCGCCGGACCAAAAACTGATGGCAAAGATCATTTCCGGGTTGCGTATATGGTATACCCGGATCGCTTCAAGGTCCGGATCTCTTTCAAAGCAGAGAAACGAATACTTTACGCCCGCGTTTTTCAAATAGCCCAGGCTTTCTACTTCTACTGCCTGTTTGTCCTTTACTTGTTGCATGGTCCCTCCTTTTATCGGCCCGGGCCGATAAGTTCGGATTTAATGCAGGTATACAAGCGCCCCTGGTAATAATATATCCGGGTGTGCTTGTAATAGTTGTCATTCTTGATTTTTTGGTATACCTCCCTCCTTTCGTAGTATGAGCCATCTGCAATGTGGGCGTGAATTAAATCCCCGTCAAAGGTGAGCTTCCAACCCATGCGGTCTATGGGGTATGTGGTCAGATAAGTGAGACCACCAGGGTCGTTTAACTCCACCAAATATCCCACTGTCATCGGAGTGATTTCCAGTTTCTTTTTTCCGTCGTGATATGCCATGGCCGCCTCTTACATGGTAGAAAGTTCTTTTTCTGCGACTTTAAGGCTGTCCCAGACTTGGGTGAAAATCCTGTCGCGTTTTTGCTCAGCGCCTTTAATGATGGTATCCGCCTCGATCTTTGCTTTTGCTTCAATATCGGCAGCTTTCCCGCGTGCTTCGTCGATAATAGCGGCTGCCTGCTGTTTGGCTTCGTTAATGGTAATCGTCGGGCAAATATCCGCCCGCATCAGGCCTTCAATCTCCGGGATGAGGCCCGCAAGCCAGTCTCCGGTATAACTGTTGCGCCCCAGTTTATTGACGGTCTCTCTTAAAATTCTGATTTCTTCATTTTTCTCCATAGGGCTTCCCTCCTTTGATTTTGGGTGTCATGGTGCCATGCGCGGGCCTGGTTCCTCCGGCGCCAGGCCCTGGCATTGCACTATTACTAATTCCCCCGGGCGCATCTGGGTAGGAAACAATTTGAAAGCTGGCCGCTTTGCCGGTCGATATGCCGGTTAATGCCCAGAATGTCGTGCATAAAGTTAAATTTGTCGAAGTTAAGCAGGCGGTCCAGGTCGATATTCACGGCCGGATCATTAAGGTGCACGGCCGTGATGTCCATGGCCACTTCCAGCTCGTCGAGCTCTGGTTTGTTTGCCGCCGCCCGGCTGGCGATTGCCAGAATATTTCTGGATTCTTCCCCTGTTGTGTTCCAATTAAGGGTTGTTGCTTTTGCTCCTGTCATGTGGTGTCTCCTTTCGCTTTGGGATTTTAAGCGTCGCCGTCGGCGCCGCAGTGCATACAGTAAGACCGCCCCTCGCCCATATAGCGCTCGTCGTCTCCGCCGTATGCGGTGCCAGTGCAGACAAATTCGTGCCCGTGTGGGCTCGTACATTCATCTGCATCTTCCGGGTAAACTTCGGGCGGGTCAGTCTCCATTTCCAGTCCGGTCACCTGGCCGGCCTCTTTGCCTGCCTGGTAGATCTTTCTCGCCAGGGCGCCGGCTATGCCCTGCATGTCAGAAGTGGTCATTTCGTCACGCTCGTTCACCAGGCGGACGATTTCATCGCTAAACCAAAAAAGTTTAAGTTCTTCCGGTGCCATGCTCATGGTGGTGTCTCCTTTGTTTGGGGTTCATGGGCGCCGGGCCCTTTCCCGGCGCCTACTTTTACAATGTTTCCCATTTTCCGTTTTGCTTGTATTTCATTTCCGTGCAGCCGTAGTCCGATTGTGCCCAGTCAAGAGGCGCAAAGGCGTAATCCGCAAAGCCTTCCAGCCAGTCCGTTGCAATGATGCCCTCGAAACAAAGCTCGCCGTCATCATCGTGCAGGCGAAAGGGCACGGTGGGCCTGTCCTTGATAGTTCCGTATCCTTTTCCCTCCATGGTTTTCTCTCCGCATTTCCGGTTGATATGGTCTTTTGTGATTTTCCAACCCATGGGGCCCTCCTTTCTTTGGTTTGTGGTGTCATGGTGCCATGCGCGGGCCCGGTTCCTCCAAGCCGGGCCCTGGCATTGCATCATGAATTAATAACTCTTTCTATGAGTTCTTCTGGGTTCTGGGTAAAATTTAAGGCATAAACAAAGGCGTCTTCGTAGCTATTGAAGTGTTTGGCGCTTTTTTGGTCCCACGCTAAATAAAGGTGCCTACCTGCCCTTTTCCGGATATACATATCCTTCCAGCTGATACAGAAACGTGCAGACATATCACGCTGTTTGTAAGCAAGATATTTTTGGTATAAACCTTCCTTGACTTCTTCCGTGGTGAACTCGATCAAGTACCCGAAACGATTTGTTTTTCCTCTTTCCTCGGCTTTCCCGGTATTGTTCCATTTATACGGGAGTCTGTGCTTGTAGTACCGCACTGTTTTGTCATAAAGGTTATCACCGCCTTGCAGGTTGCCCTCCCAGTATTCCAGCAGGATAACTTTCTCCACTTCCTCCTTGCCTTTTTGGTGCAAGATTTCAGAAATTACCGGGGCTTCCCACCAGTCAAAATGCTTCGGGATGACATTGTTGGATGAAGCCTTAATAAAAACCTTGCCGGCGGCCTCGTCAATTTTGATTCCCTTTACGATTTCATAACTCATGGACCTTCTCCTTTCTCTTGGTGTTGGGGGTTCGTGGTGCCATGCGCGGGCGCCTGCCTCCTCCAGACGCCCTGGCATTGCATCAGGATCCCCGCTGCACGTATGGGATTGCTTGATTGATTCTATCGTGCAGCCCTCGCATAAACTGGCCCATGATCTCTTCGCCAGTGCAGCTCCACCAGCAGGTTAAGCCATGCGGGAAAGTCGCTTCCGGGTTTGCTTTGGCTTTTTTAATGCCGGCAATATAGGACTTAAGTGAAACTCTTTTTTCAATGGCCGGTAGGTATACGATTCTCATAGCGTTCTCCTTCTATTTTTCTCGAATATTGCCTCTATTAATAACTGTAAATATTTCTGTTATTTACATAACCGCCTTTAATCAAAATTTCTACTCCCCTCTGCGCCATCCAATACGGTGTTTTTGTAGGATTTTCTTTTCCGAATTTTTTAAGTTTTCTCTCGAGCCTCTTTGCTATGTTTTTCTTTACGTGTTCTGTCATAGGGTTCATGGTGCCCTCCTCGGTTATAGTTGCAGGTCATAGTGCCATGAGCGGGCCCGGTTCCTCCGGCGCCGGGCCCTGGCATTGCATCATGCGCCTGCGCGAGCTGCGCAAATGTCATAAGCTTGGCTGTATGCTTCCATACTTCGCACGCCGGCAAGGTCCACGAGTTTGTCTGCTATGAGCTGGATCACGGGGTGCTCGTTGATGTCGCTTATGCTCCAGTCTCCCTTTGCGGCAATGGCTTCCGCCCGAATCTCCTCCACGATAGCCGGCAGGCTGTTAATAATTCCGCCGCCGTTGCATGCGTTTTGTGCCATGAGTGCTTGTTGGTAAATGTTCATGATATCCTCCTTTAGATTTTTAGTGTCATGGTGTCGTGGTGTCCTTCTGGATCTAAAATAAATCCATGGCGCCATGGTGTCAAGGGGAAAATAACAAAAAAAAATATAAAAACTCCCTTTACCCTGAATTTGTTAATAATTTTTTATTTTTCATGCAGCAAATATCCCCGTCCATTTAAAAAATAATGAGGTGTTTGGCTTGCACGGTTTGCACGAAAGCGACATGGAAATGCGCCGGTAGAACAAATAGGCAGGCTATCTGAACATCATTGTGCGAGCTGCGCGCAATTTTCGGCCGATTTGATCAAATTTTCTGCGCATTTGCACCCGGCCGCGAGTCGCGCGCGGTGCGGTTGCGCGAAAGATTGCTGCGCAACCGCCGGGGTGGTGGAGGTTGATGCAAATCGGGCCCAAAATATTCCAGGCCGGCGATAGGTGAAATAGAATTCAGCCGGCTGGTTTTCATTTGAAATATGAGCGGTAGAAAATGATCGTTTGTGTTTGATGTATTAATAAAAAGAAAAGGCTTGACTTTCATTTTCGGAAAAGTGTAAAAATAAATCAATCTGAGGGGGATTTCTTAGAATTTCTTTTGATTCTATTTAAAAAGGGGAGGCGCCATGAAAAAAACAGGGCAAAAAACAGGTTCGGCAGCCGACGCGGACCAGGACGCCGGCAGCGGGCAACCGGCTGAAAATGTGCGCGCTGCCCGAAATATCGGATATCTCCGCGTATCCACGGCAGACCAGGATCTATACAAATTCAGGGCTGACGTGCTGCAATTTGCACAAGACCGGGGGTTTGGCCGTGTGGAATTCGTGGAGGAGAAAGTCTCCGGGAAAAAGCCATGGCGCGAGCGAAAACTCGGCGACGTGGTCGCTGGCCTGGGTGCCGGTGATAGGTTGATCGTACCGGAGCTTTCGCGGCTGGGCAGATCCATGATCGAGATACTGGAAATCCTGCAGGCAGCCAAGTCAGCCGGCGCCTGCATTTATGCGGTTAAGGGCGGCTGGGAGCTGGCAGATAATATTCAATCCAAGATTATATCCACGGTCATGGCTATGATGGCAGAAGTGGAGCGGGACTTGATATCGGAGCGAACGCGCGAAGCCCTGGCAGCCAAGCGCGCGGCCGGCGTGAAGCTCGGCCGGCGGCCGGGTCCGGGTAAGAGTAAGCTGGACGCACACGTCGATGAGATCCAGGCACTACTGGCCAATGGGTCCACAAAAACATTTGTCGCAAAGAAGTACGGCACGAGCGTGCAGAATCTTTCACACTGGCTGGCCCAGCGCGGAGCGGAATAGACTGGCGCCCGGTCCCGGGGGGAGGGGGACCCCGGGACCGGGCGAAATCGCAAACCGGGGGATCGCGCCCCGCCCCCCTTATATAATGGTGTGTATGGGATTTTTAAAGAAAATCGGGATTTTTGTTTAATTGGTCTTGCTGTGTTTTTGGAGGTTCAGATAAGTGCAGCATAATCTAAAACGGGGCCGCGGGGTGTGAACACCCACCCCAAGGTGTTCACAGGGTGTCACGGGGCGTGTTCACAGGGAAAAAGAGTATTATATATAATAATATTTTATATTTATATATATATATATATAGGGTGTGAACGGTGTGAACGCTTTTTTAAAAGACCTTTAGCATTTGAAATTTCTTAATCTGCAAATCGCCAAATTGATTTGGATGATTAAAAAAATGGAAAATATTTTTTTATGTTTTTGTAAAAAAAGCGTTCACACCGTTCACAGTAGGATTTTTTTTAATTGTTTTCAGTATTTATCGCGTGACACGGGTGTGACTTTGGTGTGCACACAGGGTAAAAACGTTCACGCGCCAACCCGGGGGGAAAGATGATGGGTGTTGATCGGTTATTAAACAAGTACGGCCGGCCCGGATCGGATCCTGCGGTCAAGCGGGAGCGGGAGCGGGACCCAGGGAACCATGGAATAAGCCAGGATGCTCGGCGGGGTGTGGGAAAAGCGGATTCTGTGGTTGATAATACCGGCGCGGTTTCCGGGGTCGGCCCCGTGGAGATCCGGGTGGATGCCTCAGCCCGGGTGTCCCTGGATGTTTTACCAGAAGCCGCGGCCGCGGATCTGCGCCGGGCCGCGTCGTTTATCAACCCGGCCTGGCGCCGGGGGCTTCGGTATCATTCCCTGCAGCCTCCGGAGAAATATCTGTATGCTTATTACGTGGATGATGCAAACCGGATCTGTTTTCCACGTGCCGGGCTGCGGTGGCTGATTGATTTTTTTCAGGCGCGAAAAATCCCTGTTTACCTGGATGATCATACCATTTCCGTGCCGATGTCGCGGGTTGTGTTATTTGGGAAAGATATGGAACCGGTAGTGTCTGAGGCTTTTCGAGCTTTGTGGAAAAAACGCTATAATATTTTGGGGGCAACGGGGGATAGCGGTTTTTTAATCACCTGCGCCCTGATTGCCGCCCGGGGTGAAAAAACCCTGATCGTGGTCAAGCACAAGTACCAGTTGTATCAATGGCGAGACGCTCTACTCCGATACACCGATCTTGATGTGGAAGATGTTGGCCTTGTGGGCGACCAGCACCGGCAGTCCGCGGCTGCTGTCGTGGTGGGTATTGATAGAAGTTTGTATAAATGCCTTGACGATATACAGGTGGGTCACCTGGTGGTGGACCGGTGCGATACGGCCAATGTGAAGATTTTTTACCAGATCTGCTGGGCCATGGCCACCCGGTATATCACCGGCCTCGCCGAGCGGGTTGAGCGTGAAGACGGGTTAACACAAATGATGGCGCTTTTTTGCGGTCCGATCCGATACCAGGTCCCGGAGGTAAAAAACCATGACACTCCGCCGGTACTGCAGGTTTTTCACACAGAAACAGCGTATTCCGGCGAGGATTATGACTCCCTACTGCAGCAGCTATGTGAAGACGAACTGCGAAACAAGCAGATTACCGCGGACGTCTTGTCTGTGGTGGCCAACTCTACCCGCGTGCTGGTGGTTTCCGTCCGGACCCGGCATTTAACCGATATTTCCGCGCATCTTTCCGAGCAGTTCCGGGATGCCGAGATTGTTACCGGCCGCACCAAGGACGGGGCAAAAAAGCGTGCCGAGGCCCGGTTTGAATCCGGGGATATCTGTGTGTTGATGACCACCACAAAAACTGCTGCCGCGTTGGAAATTTCGCCGGTGGATGCGGTTTTTGTGATAACCCCGTTTAAGTATAAAGACACAGCCGCCACCCTGGTGCGCCATGTCAAGTCCGGGGGGCAGGTTTTTGAATACAGCGATGCCCACCCGTTTTTCAAAACCTCGCTGCGCAAACGAATATCCACCTATAAAACTCTCGGGGTCGTGCCCGCAGAGCCTGTCAAGTAAAATCCGCCGCATTTTTCTGCCCATTTATTAAAAAGTTTGCCAAAGGCCGCCAATACAGACGGCTGCGCCCGGCCTTAACAAAAACCCATGTTATTGTTGTGGCAATGATTCACGGTGTCCTCCTTTAGACCAGCGCAAAGGATTCTTGTCACATGCCGAAAACCTGCAAAATCGAGCAACTCGGACTCTCCGATACAGTCCAGAGCCTCATGGCAGAAGGGATAACCACCAGGGCCGAGATGACTGAGCGGCTGCAGTCTGATTATGGTGCGGATTTGTCCGAGGCTACTGTGGGCCGGTATATGGCAAGGATCCGGAGCGCGGCCCAGGATGAGGCATTTCATAAAATCCAGGACCATGTCAACCGCGTGGTGCCAGACGACCTGGATGCGCTTGAAGAAATGGAAAAAATGGTCCTGGGTTGGTCGAGAGAAGCCGGGGCCAGTCACACCGAACGAGTGGCCGCGGCTGCCGAGCGGATCTCCGGGGAGTTTCCCAAGTGGCGGCAGCAAATGGATGAAGCCACGGACCCGGAAAAACAAAGAGGGGTGATCCGATGGATGATCAAACAAACCTGTTTTTATATCCAGGAAGACGATCGCCGGCAGGAACAGCGCCTGGCTGCTATGCGGATGGCACATAAAATCATTGAGACCAAGTTGTCCAAGGCCGGTCTACTCGATGACGATCAAAAGGGACGGATCGTGTTTTTAACCCGCCAGGCCGCGGGCGAAGATGATCCGGACAATGCCGGCAAAAGGCCGCCGGTTGACGGAAAGCGCCGGCTGCGCCTGGTTCGGGAGGAAGAGTAAATGGGCCAGGCCATACAGAATAATGATTTTGTTTTTGAATTTTCCCCGACCCAGGAGGATTTTGTTTTTTCCGAGGCACATGTGGTTATGCTTATGGGGCCTATGGGCGAAGGAAAAACTTATGCCGGTGTAGGCGGCCTGATTGCCCATGCCCAGCGATGCGGCAGGGATATCCGCGGTGCGCTGATTCGTGACACCCACCAGAACATCAAGATCTCCACCGCCCCGGATATCAAGCAGATGCTGGGCAACCTGGTTACATTTCACGACGATTACAAGAAAATGGTTATCCATTCCCAGCCAAAGGTGGAAATGGATTTATTCGGCATTGACGATCCGGCCTCCATGTCTAAGCTGCAGGGGCCGCAGTATGCAATTATCTGGTTGGAAGAACCCGCCCCGATTATTGAAAAGGCCAATGCCGGGCTACCGCGCGGGGTGTTTGATATGTCGATTGCCCGGGCCGCGCGCCAGGCAGGCACAACTCTGCGCGTTCAGGTCACCCAGAATCCGGCGGATGAGGATCACTGGACAGAAGAAGTCTCGCACGGGCCCAGAGTGCTGGCCCGAGACCCGGATTCCGGGGCAGAAATTCATCTTTCGGTGTTTAAAATCCCGCGCGGGGAAAACCAGAAGCTCAACAAACTAGCCAGGGCGGCCAATATTGCGGCGTTTCAAAACGATCCCGGAAAGTATACCAGGTATGTCGAAGGCCGGGCCGCAGCGGTGTGCCAAGGCGTGCCCGTGGTCAAAACCTACCGGCCGTCCACACATTTCCGGGAAACCGAGGATCTGCCGGTGATCCCGGGCGCGGTGGGAATTCGCGGGTGGGACTCATATCATTCTCCGGCCTGTGTGATCGGCCAGCTCATCCCGCCGGGCCGCCTGATCATCCATGACGTGTGCACAGATACCAATATCGGGCCGCGCGAGCTAATCGAGATGCACGTCAAGCCGCTTCTGGCAAGCCCTAAATATAAAGACATGATCCAGGATTGGCGCGATATCGGAGATCCGTCCGCGCGCACCCCGGATCAGAGCTCCACGCTGCAATCCGCCGCCCGCGTGATTGAGGATCTTCTGCATACCCGGTTTGAGCCCGGCCCGACGCGATGGGAAAACCGGGTGAATCCGGCGGTCACCGCATTTTCCAAGCTCGCCACAAACGGCCTGCCGCTGGTGGAATTATCACGCAGCGCATACGTGCTGCACCGTGCGCTAAACGGGGGGTGGCATTGGAAGGTGGACAATAACGGCAATGTCATCGGCACCATGCCGGTGAAAAACCAGTTCAGCCACCCTGGCGATGCACTGCTTTATATGCTTGCGGTGCTGTTTCCCTATGAAAACGTCAAAGGGTTGGATAGGCGGAAAAAAATGTCTCAACGCGCGCGCATGGCCAGGGCTATGAGTTACTCCTCTGGCCGGGGCCAGCAACGCGCGGCAAATTTGTGAGGGGATATGGGTTTTTATGACAGGTTTTGGGAAATGGGAAAAGGGGGGCCGTATGAAACAGATGCACATATTTTCAAGTGCACGGATTGCGGCGCCGAGACACATCATCCAGATGGGTGGAACGGCGAGCCGGATCCGTCGGCCTGTCATTCGGGTTGCCCCTCCCGGTCCTCGGATTGGAAAAACGGCAAAACTTCGCCCCAGTACCGTAAAAATTTTGACCGGATCTTTCCCAACGCGCCAGGCGCCGATATTTAATACAAGATTCCCGGGGGGAAGATGGACTTGTGGGCCAGGGCGTTGATTGCATTAGGCGTGGCTTTATTCGGCGAGGTTTTGCGTCGGATTTCCAGGCGGCTTTCTTCCAATGAGGACGATATTAAAGAGGTGGGTAAGGTTGTGGCCAGGGTCGAAGCCACACAGGTGGCTTGCCAGCAGGCTACTCAAGAGCGCCTGGCTGAGGGCGAGGAAAACTTCCAGCAGTTCCGGGATCAGGTGTCGGCTCTGCGCGAATCGGTAAGCTCGCTGGATGCCACGGTGGGGCATTTTACTAGCTTGAATCACCAGTTGTCCGAGCAGTTAAAGGTGTTGGATGCGCGGATTTATTCTCAGAAAAAAGGCTGAAAGGGTTTTTTATGCCGGTTGGTAGCGGACCATACAATCCCGCGTTTGAGGATCTGCTCGATCGCCAGGCGGAAATCGAGCGCCGGCAGCAGGCAGATCCCCAGGAGCTTGCCGAGCGCGAGGAGGCGGCCGCGGCTTACAGCGTGGAGCAAGAGCGGCATTTCGTGGATTACGTGCAGGACTGCCTGAATTCGTCTTTTACTGCGAACAAGGAGATCCGGGAGGTGCAGTCTGATTGCTGGCGCACCTTTAACGAAAAAGAGCCCCTGTCTTACCGGTTTAAGGAGGAATGGCAATCCAGGGTCACCATTCCCAAGCCGTTTGCCTCTGTCATGTACGGGGTGGCTGCGGTGAAAAAAGCGTTTTCCCCGGATTTTTTAAGCATTGAAAACGAGAGTGACGAGCTCGCGGAAGAATTCTGGAACAGCGTGTTAAACCGCCAGCTTGATAAACGGCATGCCGATTTTGTGCTCCGGTTTATTGACGCCACGGTGATGTGCCTGGCCACTGGCCAGTCCATGGAGCTCATCCCGAAATACACTTCCCGGACCGGGTTGACTTTTGACCTGGTGGAGCCGTGGAAGATTCACCGGGATCCGGACGCCCCGCCGCGAAACCCCCAGGGCGGGCTTTACTGGATTCACCAGGAGTGGTTGGACTTTCATGTGCTGCGCCGTGGCGAGCAGGCCGGCAAGTATTACGATGTGGGCCGGGTGAAAAATGTTTCCGGCGAGAACCCGGAAGATCCGTTTATGACCCGGGAGGCTATTGCCCGGAGAAAAGACCAGATCTGGAATCGATCCCGTTTCCGCAAGATGGTCCTGACTTCGGAATTCTGGGGGATGGTGCTTTCCCCGTCGGGCGAGGTGCTTTTGGATAATGCCCGGCTGACCGTATCCGGCGGGCGCTTGATTCAAACCCCAAAACGTGCGCCGTACAATCGGCTGCGCTGGCCCGGGATTTCGTTTTTCGCCCTGCCTGACGTGCTTTCCTACGGCGGCCGCGGGCTTCTGGAGGGAAACATCCGGCTGTGGGAGGCCATGTGCAATCTGATGTGCCTGCACGAAGACGGGCTTAAATACATGGTCAACCCGCCCACGGAAGTCAACGTGCACGCCCTGATCGATCCGGAGGATGTCGAAGACTGGCCGGGCAAGCAGTACCTGACCCGGGATACCATGTCGGGCCACCAGGTGGTGCGCACGGTGGATCGTCATGATGCAACCAACTCGATTCTGGCCAATCTGCAATTCCACGATCAGAGCTTTCAGCGTGGAAGTTTTGTCACGGATGCGGTCCAGGGGCTTCCCGGATACCGCCAGGAGGTAACAGCACGCGAAAGCGCCCAAAACCTGGACCAGGCCATGGGTGTGTTCGGGTTGATGGGTACGAACGTGGAGGGCGGGGCGATCAGCGTGATCGACGCGGTGGTGGACGTGCTTGAGACTTTTGCCCAGGTAGAGGATCTGGCGGGCATGGTGGATAAGCCGGAAATTGCCGAGGCGATTCGGAGCGCCGGGCAGATTCCGCGCCTGCGGGGTAATTTTTCCATTTCCGGGCTCCAGGAGCTGCTCCAGGAACAGGACACCTTGCGATATCTGACCACGGTGGTTTTCCCTATGGCCGAATCTCCCACCTGGGCGCCGTTTATCAACCGAGGCAGCGCACTGCGTTCCTTTGAGACCCGGGCGAATTTAAAAGACGAAAATTTGTTTATCGATCCGAAGCAGGCCCAGGCCGTGGCGACAAGCCAACCCCAGGGCATGCCCACCAAGGCGCCGGCGGTCGGCCCGGACTCGGGCGCGACGGGGCAGGGAGGCCAATAAATGGTGTTATCTCACGGACCCGACATAGATCCGGCATCCGGCCAGCCGGCCGCGTATGTCGAAGAACAGCGGCAGCGCGATTTAAACCAAAAGGAACGCGAGCGCCTGGAAAAACAGGCTGCGTTTTCCACGGTGGCCGATTCGGATGCGGCACAGCAGTTGCGCGACATGGTCTGCGGTCTGCTGGAGGGCCGGATCAATAAAGTTTTAAACGAGGATCCCGAGGCCATGGCTTACGTGAAAATCCTGCGGGGCCTCAAGGACCAGACAGACCTTGCCAAAAGGGCGGTTAATACATTAGTTCAGCGCGGCGTTTTAACCCTTTAATCCATGATATCAACCCCGGGCCCGGTTTTTCCGGAACACCCCGGGCAAAAAGAGAGGGACAAGAAAATGGGAGACAAACAAAATTCAGGGCAGCCTGCGGCACAGGCGCCAGCAGACCCGCAAAGCGATCGGGATATTATGCAAGGTACCGATCAGTTCGAGATTTTCCGGGGGGATTTCTTCCCGGAGGCAGACGATGCGGACCACTCTGCAACGCCGCAGGGCAGCCAGGAGACCCCGGCCGCCCCGGATCCCACCGGGACTACCGGCCACCCGGAATCTCCGAAACCGGCGGCGCCAGCAGCCGACCCCAACGCCGAACCAGGCGCGCCCGAACCAGGCGCGCAGCCGACGCCAAAACCGGACGGGGTGCAATTTCGGCACAAGACCCACGAGGAGGCCGAAAAATCCTATGCGCACCTGCTGGGTCGCACTACGCGCGCCGAGCAGGAAGCCAAGAAACTGCGCGAGGAAAATGAGAAGATCCGCGCGCAGCAGGCGGAACGGGATAAGCAGGCCCGGGCCGCCGAGGCCAAGCGGCAGCGCGGGGAATTCGTGGGTCAGAAGTACGAGGAAGCGACCAAGGCGGTTGATGAACTGGATCCGGATGATCCGCAATACCATAACAGGGTGGCCCGCATCTGGGCCGATACCCACCAGGCGATCGAGGATTTTGAGCCGGCCGCAGAAGGCGAGCCAGACGCGCCGTCTGCGTCCCAGGCGCTCGGGGTTGGCGACCCGGAATCTCCGGGCGGCCAGGCCGCACCGGAGGCTCCGGCCGGCCAGGCGAATCCGTCGGAAGATCCCTCTCAGGCCGGCGGTGAAACGGGCGAGCCGGATAGCTCCCCATCCGGCTCGCCTCCGGCCGGCCAGGAAGGCGGCGAAGGGGGCGAGCCCACGGCCGAGATCAACATGAACGAGGTCTATCAAACGATGGACGCCCGTATCAAGGAGAAATCGCCGGGGTTTGACCGGAGCGATCCGGCCTTTCTGGGGTATTGCAGCCAGGCGCCGTACCAGGACGAAAACGGCAACCCGCTGAGCATGGAGCAGCAGATTGATCATGCTATTGACATGACGCGCCAGTTTTATGCGCGCAAGCAGCGCGAGCTTCTCCAGGACGCAGGTCAACCTATGGACCGTGGAGGGCCTGGCGCGGGTGGCGGATCAGACGATCAACCGTCGTCACAGGAACACTCATTCGGAGATATCGTCGAGAACGCGGTGCAAAGCCGGGTTCTCTGACGCCAGACCAAAAGGAGATAAGGTAAAATGACGACGACATGGACTTTTGATGCGTCCGACGGTGTTTACAAGAATCACAAACTGTCTGTCGGGATTATGCGGCACGCGGCGCTTAATTTCGTGTTCGTTCCCTTCACCAAGAAGGTGGACGGATTCGGAAAACAACAGGGCGAGTCCGTGACCCTGCCCTATTGGAAGCCGCTGGATGTGCCGTCCACCCCGGTTTTGACCGAGGACAACCGGATCCCCATTGACAAGCTGGAAATGGGAACCCGGCAGATCACGGTGCAGGAATGGGGCCGGGGCGTGCAGTATTCCAACCTCATGAAAGAACTTTCCGTGCTCAACCCCAAGGACGGCGCCCAGGCTCAACTGCGCGAGCAGATGGAGGCCTGCATGGACAACGGCGCGGCCGCGGCTTTCAAGGAAGCCAAGGTGCTTTTCACGCCCACCAGTTTGACCGGTGGCACCGTGGACACGGACGGGGCTTTTTCCACCAGCGCCCTTTATAACCTGACCAAGGCCCACATGGGTGTAATCCGCGATTACATGGCAAACGATCTGCACGTGCCGCCGTTTAACGGTCGGGATTACGTGGGGATTTTCACCACCAAGGCCCTGCGCGGTCTTAAGGACGACGGCGCCCTGGAGGATTGGTGGAAATACCTGCGCAAGGGCGAGGTGATTTACTACTCGGAAATCGGTCGGGTGGAGGGCATCCGCTCTGTGGAGTGCACCAATGAAAACGCACTGTCCAACTCGGTGGGCTCCGGCTCGGTGCTCGGCGAGGGCGTGGTGTTCGGCGATCAGGCCGTGGCCCGGGTGGAAGCACACACCCCGGAACTGCGGGCGGACCCGAATTTCCAGGGGGATTTCGGCCGGATCAAGGCGGTTTCCTGGTACGGCATTATCAAGTTTGCCATTTACTGGGATACGGCCAACGACCGGGAATCCCGGGTTGTATTCGTGGGCAGCAATTAACCGGTAAGGGGCGCGGCGCGGATATCGGGCCAAACCCCTTGCTTCAAGCAGATGGAGGTTTGAGAATATGCTTTCCTATTATGATATTCAACTGGATGCGCTGTATCTCGACGACGGGCCGGATACCGAAGCGCTCGGCGTGGACTGTGACCAGGTGGTTGCGGACTTTGTCGTGTTTAATCCCGGCCTGCAGAAAGTCGAGGTGCTGCGCGCGGGCGCGGTTGTCACCGAGGCTTGTGCCGGGGCCACGAGCACGCCGATTTTCAAGTTTGATAAGCGCCCCACCGCCGGCAGCGATACCGGCCGCGGAGACGGGGATGTGGGCACGCTGACCCTGGGCACCACTGCCGCGGGCAAGGTGATGTATACGCGGCCGCCTGATAGGGTCACCCTGGAGCCGGGCGAGGAGGTCGTTTTTGAGATGACCCAGCGGGCCGACGGTGCAGGTGCAGCCGGCCACGTGCGGCCGTTTCTGCTCGTGCGGCCCGTTCCCGAAGAACCGGGCAACCTGTCGAGCATGGTGGAATCCGCTTAACGCCGCCGGCCGGGCTTTTTGCCCGGCCGGTCAACCAAAGGAGTCAGACCCATGGCATATTTTAGCACAAGCGATGTAAGTATTTCCCTGCCCGGCCCGGACCGGCACATCGCGCATGGTAGAAAAACCCTGTCGTTGCCGGATATCTCGTTTGGCAACGGCGCCCTGGAGTATGCGACCGGCGGTGTGCCGTTGCCCGCCATCGGTCACTTCGGGCTGAAAAAAGCAATACAGCGCCTGCTGATCCAGCAGCCGCATGCAAACGGGTATTTGTATAAGTACGATCCGGCCAACCACAAAATCAAGATCCTGGCCGCAGCCGAGCGGGCCGATACCGGGGACGTAGTTACGGTGACACACGCGGCAACTCCCGGCGGCAACCCCGTTTATCTGAAATACACAGCCGCCGGGGTGCCGTACCTGTGTTCCAATATGGCCACGGCCGCCGCGGACAAGGTGCTGACACTCGGGGCCCACAAGGTGGTGATCAAGCATGACGCCTCTGCATCGGGCGGGCTGCAGGTCTTTTTTGACGAGGACGGAGCCGCCGGCGCCCAGCTTCTGGTGAATAACACCATTACCGGGGTCGCCGCATTCGTGCCGACCACAACGCCCGGATATGCGGTCAAGGTCAATCACGACGGATCGGCAAGCGCCAACGGCGTTGCGCTCAATTATGACGACGGCGCAGATGACCGTCTGGAGGCCACCTTTGCCGGCGCCGCGAATGTGGATTTGAGCCTTTCGGCTTATGCCGCCGGCGAACTCGCCGAGATTGCAGATGGCAGCACGCCGGCTGCCGTAACGTTGCCGGCGATTGTAATCGGGGAGTAGCCCGGCGTTTTTCGTCCGGGCGTGATTTAAACTATTAACACGAGAGGGATGATTTTTATGCAGGTACTTCGATTAAAAAAACGGGATTCTTCCGGCCAGGAAAAAACGGTGGGCGTAAAGGTGCTTCGCTCCTGGCAGGATGCCTCTGGCAAGCAGATATATCTACATACCAACGGGGTGTACGGGTATAAAGACGGCACCCCGGTGCGGGCCAAGGCGGAATTGGATATTATCGGGGACTCGATCCAGCGGGAAATGGCCCGCAACTGGTGGGACATTGCCGGATCCGAGATTTCCAAGCGGTTTTATTCGGAAAAAGAAGCGGCCGACCGGGCCCGTGCGGCCGATTTTCAGGCCAGCATGACCGGTATTGACATGACCCAGCGTGACCAGGCCATGTACCGGTGTCGCCCCAAAAAGGCCGGGCCTCGCAAAAAGGATGAATGGTCTGAGCCGTTTGCCTGGATGGACAAATTTTCCTCCCGGCCGGACTGGTGGGGGCAGGCCGAGAGTATTACCCTGAGCGGCTATGAGTATGAAATGGTGCAGGTGTCTGCGGCAGAGGCCGCCGGCAACCTGTCTCTGGATCAGGTGTAGTCCAAATGGCGTATGGAGATGTCTGGCGATGCCCCCGGTGCGGGGTGCAGTACGTGGAGGATGACCAGATGTGGGAAGAACCCCATCGGTGCCCACACTGCGGGGCGCGCCTGACTGATTCTGCGGTAAAGCAGGAGGGATAAAAATGGCTGTTGTGAGTGCTACGCCGGACGAAGAACAACGCCCGGCAAACGTACGGGTGTATCTGCCGAATAAAGACAAGGTGATTGAGGGGTTTTCCGAGATCGGCCCGGGCAAGGACGTAACCTTGACGATCAAGGGAAAGGTGCGCTCGTTTTCCGACTGGAGCTTTGAAAACGGTGTGGACTTTGAGGTCACCCCGGACTCGGTATCCGTGTCCACGGAAGATCAGGTGGTTTCCCTGGACGATGCCATTAACGAAAGCCAGAAAACCGCATAAGGTTTTATCATGGCCTTTGAGGATTTGACCACCAGCATTGACGCCTTTGTCGAGCTGCTTCATGCGGACTGCCCGGGCGCGCCGGATATTTTAAAAAAGCGTGCCATTCGCGGGGCGGCCATGGAGTTTTTCAGAAAAACCCGCGGTTGGCGCGAGTATATCCCATCTGCGCTTTCCTTTGATGCGGTTACGGCAGAAGCGGATGTCAACGGTATCAGCGTCCTGGAAGACAACGTGTCCGTACTGGACGTGGACGATGCCTGGATTGCCGGCGGCGGCAACCGGCTGCACAAGCATCACCGGGTAAAACTGGATCACGATAGTCCCAAGTGGCGCAGTCACACCACGAATTCCGAGCCCACCGGCTATTTAATGGCCACCAAGCGCCGGCTGCGGATTTATCCCGCGTTGAGCGCGGATGCGGGCACTGTGGCACTGGACCTGGAGTTGATCCTTTTGCCGTCCATAAATTCTGATCTGTTCCCGGATCATGCCTATGACATTTACGGCGAGGGCATTGCCGCAGGCGCGCTCCAGCGACTGAAGACCCAGCCGGGTAAGGCCTGGTCTGATCCGGAGCAGGCCGGGTTTTTTATGAAAAAGTTTCAATACTGGATCACCGAGGCAAAAGCCGAGCGGGCCATGCACGCGGTGCGGGCGATTAACGAGCGCCGTCGCACGGCATACCGGTAACAGGAGGACGGCGGCATGACAACGACCCTGGTCAATCTTGTGGATCGGGTGCGGTATCAACTCTCAGACCGGGACGCGGACAATTACCGGTGGGAAAACAACGAGTTCGTGCACTGGGTTAATGACGCGGTGCGCGCCATTATCCTGACTAAGCCGGATGCCAATTACACGGTGATCGCACATGCGCTGGCCGCTGGCGCGTTGCAGCAGGCGCCTGCAGGCGCGCTTGCTGTTATTGACGTGCCGTGCAATATGGGCGCCGGAGGGGCCACCCCGGGCCGGGCGATTTCCCTGATCGAAAAGGCCATGCTGGACACCTCGTATCCGGGCTGGCCCGCTGCCGCCGCAGCCGCGGAAATCGAGCACTGGATCTACAATCCGTCCGCGCCCAGGCACTGGATGTGCTTTCCGCCGTCTGACGGTACTGGCCAGGTGCGCATTATTTATTCCCTGCTGCCCGATGCGGTCACTGACGTTACCACGGGTAATTTTCCCCTGACAGACGAATATGTCAATGCGGCCGTGCTTTATATCGCGCACCGGTGCCTGGCCAAGGATGCCGATTACGCCCCGGGCGCAGAACGGGCCCGGATGGAGCTGATTGCATTTTACCAGGAGCTGGGGCGCATGGATCTGGCAGAGATGATTTACCGGTTAAATGCCATTCCTGCGGGCCAGTCCCAGGAGTAAGCCGATTATGCGGATCAATGATTTCAAGGGCGAGGTCCCGGCACGCGACGTTCGATTGCTGCCGGCCAACTATGCCAGATCCGCGGTCAATGTTGATCTGGACAAGGGCACGATCCGGCCGCTTTCCGATCTCCTGGACCAGGACCCGGCGGCCTGGATGTTTGTGAATGAGGCCGGTGTTGACGTGGTGCCGGCCAATATTTCCGGGGTAAACCGGTTGCTCGTCTCGGGCCTTACCGGATACCCGGAAGCCCGGCAGGGCATCACGACACGGCGCTGGGGGGTGGTTGCGCCGGCCACGATCCCCGCGGTGTCCGTGGCGGGCACGCCCGCGGCCGGGGCCGGGGTGGTGGATAGCCCGTCGTATCGCTACAGTTTTGTCACAGCCTGGGGCGAGGAATCCGCGTTGTCGGATGCGACCATGCCGGTGGATGTCCGGGAAGGCGAGCATATCGCACTGTCTAACTTTTCCGTCCCCACGCTCGTGGATTCGGGAAACGAAATTGTTTATATCCGGGTTTACCGGTTGGCTTCCACTGAGACCGGATCCACGGCGTATCAGTGGGTTCCGATGCGTACGGCGGTTGACGGCGCGTCTGCCTATGATGTGAGTACAAATGATATCACCGGGATCTCCACCCAGCTATATGACGTAAACAGCGCCCAGGATGCCTTGAATTCCAACCTGAGCGATGTTGCCATTACTGCCGGATGGGACCCGCCGCCCGACGGCGCCGCTGGCGGAGTGGAATACACCAACGGGGTTTATGCCCTGTTTAAGAACAAGACCGTGTATCTGAGCGTTGGCGGATACTACTATGCCTTCCCGGCCTCGGGCGTCCTGGATTACACGTTTGAGACCCAGTACGCCATTGTCGGTCTGGGCACGTATAACCACCAGCTCATCGTCTGCACCGAAGCGTTTCCGGATGTGATCTCCGGCATTGACCCGGCTTCTGCCTCCCGGTCGTCTTTGAATTATCATTTTCCGTGCCTGGCCAAAAAATCCATTTTGTCTTTGCCTTACGGGGTGTTTTATTTCTCCGGCGACGGCGGGGTGATTGTTGACGGCAGCTCGGCCAGGCTCGTAACCGGGCACCTGTTCACCCGGACCCAGTGGCAAGCGTACCCTTTGTCAGATGCCATCTGCGGATACTGGCGCGGCAAGATTTTCGTGTTTTTTTCGGGTCAGACCTACGGGTTTGTGCTGGACCTGGACTTGTCTTACGTGATCAGGTTTTCCGATATCGGCCAGGCTGTCACTGACGTGTTTGTGGATCCGATCAATGACCAGCTCTATTTGAATTCGGCCAATGGTTGGTTTTGCTGGGATGCCGGCACAGGCACGCTTTCGGCCACGTACCAGACCGCCATTGTGCAGGGGCCGCCGGCGACCTATTCGGCCGGCCGTGTCAGCGGGAATTTCCCCCAGCATGAAATATTCGAAGTTGCCAAAATCGAAAACGACCTGGAGTTTGATCACACAACCCTGACTGTGCTCTCGGGAAATCTATTCCAAGTGCTACGCGACAACCGGATTGTTGTGGATTTATGCGTCTGGGGCGACGGCAAAAAGGCATACGAGCAGACCGCTCTGGCATCTGCGGAGGCCTTCCGGCTGCGCGGCTTGCACCGGGCGCGCGAGTGGTACATGGATGTGGATTTGGCTGGAAGCGCCGAGATTTACGCGCTTTTACTGGCGCGCAACATGGAGGAGCTGCGGCGAAATGGTTGACTACTGCACCCGTCCCAATATTCCCGGCCTGGGCCAACTGCCGCCCGAGGTGCGCACGGTTGTGGATCCGATCAAGCAGCTCCTGGAAATTCACGAGGGCCGGCGGGGCAACCCGTACACGGACCGTTTTGTCAAGGTCGGCGAGATCGATGCCTACGTGCGTACAGGGGTCAGCGCACATTCCGCTTTTCCCACAAATTCCGAGGCCCCGGATCCGCCAGCAAATGTCGTGGTGGTGGCTTCTGCCTGGGGCAACCGCATTTCCTGGACCAACACCAAAGACCCGGACTTGTGGGCCGTGGAGGTCTTTTGTGCCACGGTCAATGACTGGACGGCTGCCTCAGTGGTGGCCACGGTGACAATAGCGCCCTCTGCGCGCGGCGGGCCATCACAATGGGTGCATCTGCCCGACGGGATACTGGCCGATCATTATTACTGGGTGCGCTCGGTGGATTATTCGGGAAATGCGTCTGCAATTTCTCCGGGCAGTGAGACCGGAGGGGAGTTGGCCCCGGGCAATGATACGGTGGGCCAAACCATTGACCAGGTGCTTGATGCGCTGCGTGCTCCGAATGCGCCGATATATGACAACACGGCCGAATACACCTCCGGTCAGATAATGGAGTACGGGTCTTCTTTGTATCAGTGTTATAACGGTCCGGTCACGGGCGTGGCTCCGGATGACCCTGCTGGTCCGGATTACTGGCGCATGACCGGGATCCTGGAACAGGGCCTGGTTGACGGAGTGAACACGGTTGGCATTAACGGTAGGCTGGTGGTGGAGGAAACCATTTATGGCCGGTCTTTGGTAGGTGGCACAGTGGCGGCAAACAAGCTGGTAGTCACTGATATTAATGCCATAAACCTGCTAAACGGTCCGGCTGAAGCGGGTGCGACCAATGATGCGGCGTGGCAGGCGGCAGGAGATGTAACCAAGATCGACGGTGGGCAGATTTATGCCGGATCGCAAATCCAGATCGGCAACTTGGACGGGGTAAGCGATTATTGCCTGATCGATAGTGGAGATATTGACTTTCTTTATTACACAGGAACCTCTCATGTGCTGTATAAAAGTTTGCGGCGGATTGAAGTTGGATCTGCAAATAGCGGGGATACTATACAAATACCCGGTTATTGGAAAGAACAACCGCAAATAATAGTAACACCTAAAAACCTGGCTGTTTATGATCCAACTTATCCCGATAAAAAACAAGCTATGCAGGTTCAAGCGGCTGATATAACCGAATACACGTCAATGCAGTGGGAATTCGATGCTATTGCGCGTCTTTTGACTGAGGCTTCAATAGGTACTATCAATGTTGACATTGCCTATACGGAGAGTAGCCAGAACTTCGATGACGACAATTACTATTTTGTTTATACATTCCCGACGGAAACAACTCCTACAGCAGTTACGTCTGTAACTTTTGATTGTGTTTTAGAGATAAGAAATTCCTACTCGGGTAGCATTGGTGTTCAGGCAAGGTATTTTGTGGATGGCGTAGAAAAAGGTCGAGACACACTATATTGGAATGGGAGTTTAGATCATATTGAAACCGCTCATAAGACTGCAACCTTTTCTAATCTTCCAGCACAGACCCATAATTGCACTATCAAGATGTATAAACTTGGAGATGATACTGTCCAAATTACTTGGAATTCTCTTGATTGGGAAGTTACTGCTACAAGTGCAGTTACTACAGGATCTTTAAATTGGATTGCGATAGGCAAATAATAAATAGGAGCCAAAAACGCAACTAACGGATGGGCAACCGCTGTAATTACTCTGTCAGAAGGAAATCGATAGCTATACACTTCGAGTGCAGCTTCG